CCACGGCAAACGGTTCATCGTCGCAATAGGCGACGGCGGCGGAGATCGCGGACGTGGTGCGGAGCTGGGCGGCGGGGTGCAGCGCGGCGATGAATTTTGTGTCGTAGATCGCGGCGAAATCGGCGGCGGCGTTGTAGTAGCAGACGGCGGCGGCCTTGGGGGTCTGCACGGTCAGCGGGGAGCGCTGGAGGGGCTGCGCGTCGGCGTTGGTTTTCAGCGTGTCGGCGTACAGTCTGACGAGATCGAGCTTGTGCGCGTCGTCCTCGTGCTTGCCGTCCTTGTCAATCGTCCAGTTGCCCGGCTCGCAGCAGGTGAAGCCCTGCACGGTGGCGGCGTACTCCGGCGGGTTCATGGTGCAGAGAAGAAAGCCGTTGCATACGTAGATCGTGCCGTCCTCGGTGACTTGGCAGACGAGGCGCGGCGAGCCTTTCAGGGCCTTGGCGGTGGCGGCGGTGTAGCGTCCTGTGAATTTCATCTTGTGTTCCTCCTGATCTTGTTTTTGGGTTTTGCTTCTGGGGCTGGGTTGCTTTGCGCGGTGCAGCCCTGCTAAAGTATCCGCTTGCGCTGGGTCAACGCTTGGACTTCTCCACCTGCAAGGCGTGGAACAAATGGGCCTTTGCCATGTAGAAATGCGGGTCGGTCTCCGGCGCGTCTTTTCCGGCGGCCTCGGCGGCCTCGCGGGCGGCCTTGCCGGGCTTGTCGGTGTACTTCCAGAGCTGGCAGGTGATGGCGGACTTTGCACCCTTTTTCACGCTGTAGCCCATGCGCTTCCACTCGGCGAACGTGTGGAACTGATCGGCGGCCAGCATAGCGGTGAAGATGTCCTCGGCGGTGGCGGCGCTGCCCTCGTCAACGGTGATCGTGACGTTGGCGCGGCGGGCGGCGATCTGCTCGGCGGTGTAGGTGGCTTGCACCAGCTCGGCGAGCTGGGCGGGGGTGAAGCTGGCGCGGACGTTCTCGAAGATGATCTCGTTGTTAGTCATGGCGTTTTTCCTTTCTGGCCTTGGCGGCCTGTACACGGTGCCGTGTTGTTTGCTGTGGCTCGAATGTAACACGGTGCCGTGTAAATGTCAAGCATTTTTTTGAAATTTTTTTCGGGGCTGGGGTGTTCCCCCGTAGGGGGAAATTTTTTCGGCCTGCCCTGCTGGGCTTGCGTTCTGCGGGCGAGTGTGCTATGCTTTAGCCGTGGCCGGGCGGCGGCGAACTCGCCGCCCGTGCCGGGGGAAGAACGTCGGGCCGTGCCTTGGGAGGGTGGCCCGGCGTTTTACTTGTTCAGCCGCTCGCGGAGCTTTTCGCGGAACTCCTCGATGGTCTTGCACTCGTCAGCGAGTATCAAGAGCCGGAGCCGTTCGGCCTCCTGCGCTTGCTGTACAAGCAATTCGCCTGTGTTCGGCGTGGTCATGTTCACCTCCCCTTTCTGGTCGCCGTGGTCGGCGGTTCGCTGGGCGGCGGTCGCTGTGGCCGTCCGCTTGCCCTGCATGATAGCGGCGGATTTTTGCGCCGTCAATAGGGCTGTTTTCGTTCCCCAGTCCCCCTTTAGGGGGGACGTGGGGAAGTTTTTTTGCACAAAATTCCGTGGCGTTTTCTGTGCAAATCGCTGCATTTGGGGGGACTATAGGGGGCATATTAGCTTAGCTTATCCGGGGACGATACCGGGCGCGGTAAATACCCTCGGCGGCGGCTCCGGCCTGCCCGGCGGCAGATCGGCAGACCGGCGCGGCAGGCGGTCGCGGCGGCAGACC